TTGATTGACTGGATAGAAAAAACACTTGGCTTAATTAAGGAGCAGAAACAATGAACCCAACATTAGTAGACATACTTATCTTATTTAGCTTTGTTCCTATATGGTTTCTTATCTTTGACGCTTACGAGCGTTGGAATGATCCAAAGGCACGACGTAGGCGACAACGTAAGGCACGACGTAAGGAGCTGCAAAAGACACTAGAGAAGCAAGGGAGGTTTATACAATGAAGGACGTAGTTGATTGCTACACTAGCTTTGACATGAACAAGGGTAAAACCAAAGTATTCTGCGGCTTCTCAGGTATTAACAATGCACACATAGTGTGGAGACAGGACGGAGACTTTACCACTAATACACTCATATACAGTGACGCTGAAGACGCCTTAGAGGACTTCAACACACGTAAGGAATTCGCTCAGTCAATGGGAGTGTTAGACAGTGAAAAAGCGTAGACAGTACAGTGATTACCACATGTCACAAACAGAGATTGCAAAAGTGTTAAATATGACACGTGCAGAAGTACAACACACGGAATACATAGCATTGAAAAAGCTAAAGCAATCTGGTAAGCTTGAAAGGTTCTTAGGTGCTAAAGACGACAAAGGAGACACAACGTGGCAAGAGATCAAATAGACATCTGGCAGGACGATTACGATGACATGGTTGAAGGTAAAGGCATTTACAGGGAGTACGTAGAGCCTGACGTTGAGCCTGACTATGGACGTATGAACGACATAATGGAAAAGATGGCCTTTACATTGGTAGACCTAAACCACCAGGAGCAGCTGAAGAAGCAACGCATGGAGCAACTAGGCGAAGCACTAAACCACTGGAAGTACTTAACGAGAGGTATAAAAAATGGTTGAACAAATGTTACCAGCGAATCCTTTAGACTACTTTAGTGAAGCTGAGGCAGACTACATGATGGCAATGATTGAGGACTATGAAGTTGAAATGTTTAGACTTCAGGTTAAACAGCGGCTAAAAGAGTTAAACAGAGCCGAACTGGAGCGTAACATGCTCGACATTTACGGGGACGACTGGAAGAACTTATGAGATGCAAAGCATGTGACAGAATCTTGGAAGAAAAAGAAATGTTAAAAAAAGACAACCACGGAGAGTTTCTAGACCTATGCAATTACTGTTTATTTTCTTCTATCGATGTTAATGTTGATAGTTTTGGTACTATTACCGAAGATTTGTTCTTGACAAATGATGATGATTCTGATACCCTCTACTAAAGTAATACATAAGTATTAACTAAGTAGTAAACAGAAGTAGTAAACTAAAGTAGTAAAACATAGTAGTAAACTACATAAGTACTCCTGTAGTACTTCTGTAGTACACCAGGAGATAACTTAAGTATGATTAGAGACGAGTTTAGTGTGTACGAAATAACCGGAGGTGACTACTCCATTTACCGCCTTGGCTACAGTGAGGCTAGAGACGTCGCTAACGAGATTATAAAGGCTGACCCTTACGGTGGTATACCTTTTGTTTTAAAGCTTGAGATGGACACTAGAGAGGCTCCTAACGACAGTGTGAGACTGAGTAGGTCTGACTTTGAACTGTTCCTGGAGAAAACTAGTGATCCTTTTCCAACACCAGAGGACGACTAGATGAAACAACCAGATAACAAACAGGTAAAAATATTTGGTAATGATGGTCCTATAGGTAATGATGCTGAGATTGTTGTTTACTACGAATACAACGGACCAGCGGAACCAGTCCTACGTATACCGTTTTGGTACTGTAAGGACGAGCTAGGTCTTTATGAGAACTTCGAGGCGTCAGTACATAGGACAGCGAAGGCACTTAAAGAGTCCTACACGTACTGGCCTGAAGGTTACGTACATGTGCAGACAATTATCAATGACGAATATGTAAATATGATTTGACTGTAAAAATAGTAGTGTGGTATAATATTAGTATGACTAGACATAATCTAGTTGCAACCCAAGTAAACGGAGACTATTCCAATGGCAGTAATTGAAGGTATTTGTAACTTTAGCAACATTACACAGCATGACGTGTTCAACGGGCAAGACACTGGTCAATTCTCTATGACCATTACGATGGACGAAAGTGACGCCAGTGAGTTAGCAGCACACGGTGTTAAGATTAAGGACTACCAAGGCGCAAAGCAACGTAAGTTCAAGAGTCGTTATGACGTAAAGACTTTTGACGCTGAAGGTAATCCTTATGCAGGTGAAATTCCTTACAACTCTAAGGTGCGCCTGAAGTACAAGCTAGGTCAACCACATCCTGTTCATGGTGTGGCAACTTACTTAGAAGCAGTGAAAGTTTTAGAAGAAGCAGAGATGGAACTTGGTGAAATTGCTGACTTCTAAACATGGCTAACTTCCTAAAACATGAAGGGTGTCCGAAGTGCAATTCTTCGGATGCTCTTGCTATTTACGACGACGGTTCTACGCATTGCTTTAGTGCCGTTTGTGATTACCATACGCACGGTGACGGTGACATGCCTGAAGTTATCCCTATAGCAAAAGCAAAGCCACTACAGATGTTTGGTACAGTGGCAGCAATACCCAACAGAAGAATTTCTAAAGAAACCTGTATGCGCTTTGGTGTAACCGTTGAGTACGGCTCTACCGGTGAAATTGAGAAACATTACTACCCTCTTTATGACGTCAACACTGGTGAAGTGTGTGCAGCTAAAGTTAGGGAAGTAAAAACTAAAAACTTCTTCAGTAACGGAGACCCAAAGAACGCAGGGTTCTTCGGTCAACAACAGTGTACTACTAACAAATTCATAACCATCACTGAAGGTGAGCTTGACGCCTTAGCAGTGTACGAGATGTTTAATAAGCAGTACGACGTGGTTTCCTTACGAACAGGCGCGTCAGGCGCTACAAAGGAAATTAAAGACCAGCTAGAGTGGCTCGAAGGTTACGACCAAGTGGTACTTTGCTTTGATAACGACAAGGCTGGTGACGCTGCTTTGGAACAAGTCAAAGACCTCTTTAGTCCTAACAAGTTGAAGATCTGTAAGTTACCCCTAAAAGATGCCAGTGACATGCTTATGGCGAACAGGGTTAAGGACTTTACTCAGGCATGGTGGAACGCAAAGGTTTACCGTCCTGACGGCATTGTAGCAGGGACTGACACATGGGACACACTGGTACAAAAGCGCCAGGTGAAGTCCATACCTTATCCTTGGAACGGCCTCAATGAGTTAACAAGAGGACATCGGCCTTATGAGTTGGTCACGATTACAAGCGGCAGTGGTATGGGAAAGTCCCAATTTATCAGAGAAATCGAATATGATCTTCTACGCCGATGCGAAGGCAATATTGGAGTCTTGGCGCTTGAGGAAGATTTGGCCCGAACATCGCTTGGTATCATGTCGGTGGCGGCAAATAGGCCCTTACACCTGGAAGAGGACACGCCAGTGGACGAGCTTCGGCCCTTTTGGGAAGCCACATTGGGAACAGGACGTTACTACCTTTTTGACCATTGGGGGTCGACTTCAGCAGATAACCTGCTCGCCCGTGTTCGCTACATGGCAAAAGCACTTGACTGCAGGTACGTCGTATTGGACCACTTGTCTATCGTCGTCTCTTCCCAAGAGTCCGGAGACGAGAGAAAAGCCATTGACGAGATTATGACGCGTCTTCGTACGCTTGTGGCAGAAACGGGCATCTGCTTGTTCCTCGTGTCACACTTACGCAGGTCACAAGGTAAGGCACACGAGGACGGAGCGCAGATTAGCCTTGGTGAACTACGTGGTTCACAGGCTATTGCACAACTGTCTGACATCGTCATCGGTATGGAACGTGACCAGCAGAACGAAAACGAAGACATTAGAAACACTACTACTGTACGAGTCCTCAAAAATAGGTATACAGGTGAAACTGGACCCGCTTGTTGGCTGCAGTACGAGAAACAAACAGGGAGGTTACAGGAAGTTGCAAATCCTAATGTTGGCGAGGACTTCTAATGGTTCAAAAAAGTTTGTTGCCTTTTGGTAAAAGACCAGACATCATAGAAAAAAGAAATTTTATAAGAAAATATAAAACAGACAAAGGATGCCAAGAATGTGGTTTTAATGAATTACCTGAAGCTTTAGAACTGGACCACGTCGACAGAACAAAGAAAAACTTTAAGATGTCAAAGGGACATTGTTATTCATGGGAAAGAATACATAAAGAACTAGAAAACTGTGTTGTCCTCTGCTCTAACTGCCATAGAAAAAAGACAACGGAAGAAAAAGACTACTTAGAAACCGACTACGTGGAGCCTGAAGAACTACAGTATGATTTATTTGGATCTTGAAGCTGACGGTTTTAACCCAACAACCATCTGGTGCGTAGTAACCAGGGAAAATGGTGTTAGTACCGTGCATACTACTCCAGATAGCCTCTGTAAGGCTCTAGAAGGCTCTGTGAGCGTTTGTGGACACAACCTAATAGGTTATGACCTGCCAGTGCTAAAACGTCTCTGGAGCGTTTCTGTGGCCTCTGAGCGTATAGTCGATACTTTAGTACTTTCACGTCTTTTTGACCCTAGCAAGTCAGGTGGTCACTCTTTGAGAAATTGGGGGAATGAGTTGGGCTTTCCCAAAGGTGACCATTCTGACTTTTCTTGTCTGTCACAAGAGATGATTGACTACTGTATACAGGACGTAGCAGTCACAGAAGCAGTACACCAGAAGTTAGTCAAAAGCATGGCTGCATTTTTACCTGAGTCTCTTGACTTGGAACATAAGGTTCAGTGGATCGTACAACAGCAGGAAACTAACGGCTGGACTCTGGACCAACGGTTAGCCAACGAACTATGCGCTACGTTCAAGGAAGGTATGAATGACATACAAGCCGAATTACAAGAGATGTTTCCACCCATTATCGAAGAAAGGTTCTCTGAGAAAACCAAGAAGCGCCTTAAAGATAAAGTTACGGTTTTTAACGTTGGGTCACGGCAACAAGTTGCAGAGAGACTTAAAACAAAAGGCGCTGTGTGGACAGAAGTCACGCCAAGTGGAAAGCCTGTTGTCGATGAGAAGACGCTTAAGCAAAACAGTCATGTCCCAGAAGCGGCAAAAGTTTTGGAATATCTGTTGCTTCAGAAGAGACATGCTCAGGTACTCTCCTGGTTGGAAGCTGTCAAGGAGGACGGTAGAGTACACGGAAGAGTCATTAGCAACGGTGCTGTTACTGGAAGGATGACACACCAGAATCCTAATATGGCTCAAGTACCAGCTGGACATAGTCCTTATGGTAAAGAGTGTCGCTCCTGTTGGACTGTACCAGAAGGTAAAAAACTCGTAGGTTTTGACGCTAGTGGCCTTGAACTACGCATGTTAGCCCACTACATGAACGACAAGGAGTTTACCAATGTCCTCCTCACCGAAGACATACATACAAGAAACCAAATGGCTGCAGGGCTGGAAACAAGACCTCAAGCAAAGACTTTCATTTATGCTTTCCTCTACGGAGCAGGAGACGCAAAAATTGGAAGTATCGTCGGAGGAAGCTCACATGATGGCGCAGAGCTTAAACAACGATTTCTATCAAATACACCTGCTCTTGAAAGCTTACGAGAACGAACTATTAGAGCGTCTCAACGAGGCTATCTCAGAGGACTTGATGGTAGACATCTCAGAGTTCGATCTGAACATGCTGCATTAAACACGCTGTTACAGGCTGCTGGTGCTATAGTTATGAAGAAGGCTTTGGTTATCCTAGACGACTATGCACAACAGTGGAAACTAGACTATAAGTTTATAGGTAACGTACATGATGAAGTACAGTCGGAAGTGGTTGAAGAACAAGCAGAGAAATTCGGTTGGCTTGCGGTCGAATGTCTCAAGGCGTCAGGCGTACACTTTAAACTCCGATGTCCACTCGACGGAGAGTACCAAGTCGGAACAACATGGGCAGAAACCCACTAAGGTAAAGACATGAAAAATATTCATACATTGATAAGCGACATCTACAAACTGGTTGAGACTAAGGAAGTATCTGAAGGTGTTGACATTGAACACTGTATTGAGGAGTTTGGTGAAGGCGTTAAGAACCTTATGCGTCAAGAGTTCACACAAAAGCGAGATGCCTCTCGTAAGTTACGCATGTCCAACATAGGACGCAGTGACCGCTTCTTATGGAATGTTTACAACGACGTAGAGAAGCTGGACGACATGCAGCCTAGTACTTACGTTAAGTTTCTTTACGGACATTTGATCGAAGAGATGTTACTTTTTCTTACACGCGCAGCAGGACATGAGGTCACAGATGAACAGAAGAAGTGTGAAGTTAACGGTATTACTGGCTCTATGGACTGCAAGATTGATGGTGTTGTCACGGACGTCAAGTCTGTTTCAACATTTGGGTTTAGGAAATTCAAAGACGGCTCTATGGCTTATGACGACCCGTTTGGCTACGTGGCGCAAATTAAGGGATATGCGAATGCAGAAGGCGCTACTAAGTTCGGATGGTTAGCAATGGACAAACAGAACGGGCATTTGACGTACCTCATGTACGACGAAGAGGACACTCAAGCGCCTGTACATGAGAAGATTGGTTATGACATCGGTGAACACGTTAACCACGTTAAGCAGATGGTGTTGCAACCGGAACCACCTGAACACTGTTACCAGCCTAAAGCAGACGGCAAGAGTGGTAACATGAAGTTGGACATAGGGTGTTCCTACTGTTCCTATAAGAAGAATTGTTGGCCTGATGTAAGAGCTTTTGCTTACTCTTCAGGACCACGCTATTTAGTAGAGGTATTTAATGAACCGAAGGTCCAAGAGATCCAAATTTAGAAGTACTTTTGAAGAAGACGTTAGTAAAATACTACAGGAGTTTAACTATGAGCCTTTCACTATTCCTTACACTATCTCTAGGAGCTACCGTCCTGACTTCGTTGATGCTAGCGGTTTATATCTTATTGAGTGCAAAGGATATTTCAGAGATGGAGACACCAAAAAATACACCAGCATCAGAGACAGCCTCCCAAAAGAACAAGAGCTAATCTTTGTTCTCATGCAGCCTAACAAAAAGATACGTAAAGGTGCTAAGATGACTATGTCTGAGTGGTGTGACAAAGAAGGAATACTTTGGTACAGCCTCAACACACTACAGGAGCTTACTGACTATGTCGCTAACTCTGGAGGAAATTAAAGAAAAGCTTTTGAAGTTCTACGATCCTGACGACTTACTGGAGGCATTAGAGATTACTTCAGAAGAACTTATTGATAGGTTTGAAGACAAGTTAATAAACAGATTTGACGCTTTTGATGAGGAGTTTAAAGAGGAAGAAGTTTATGAGCATTGACGACGCAACACCAGGTGATTGGGATACCTTAACAGCACTGAATAAACTATCGATTAGGAAAACACCAGACCCTGTTGAACAACCCGACCACTACAACAAGGGTGCAATAGAAGCCATTGAAGCTATCAAAGCGTCCATGCCTGATAACGAGTTTAACGGTTATCTCAAGGGTAACGCACTAAAGTACCTCTGGCGTTATGACTACAAAGGTAAACCAGTAGAGGATTTACGTAAGTGTAAGTGGTACATTGAACGACTAATCAAGGAAATGAATTAATGGACGCATATCAACAGTACATACATAAGTCCCGCTACGCTCGTTACTTACCTAACGAACAAAGGCGTGAGACTTGGGAAGAAACAATCGACAGGTACTTAAACTTCTGGATTGAGAAGGGTAAGTTAACACTAGAACAAGCTAATGGTATCTTTGCAGACATTCATGACATGGGTGTTATGCCTTCTATGAGGGCTTTAATGACTGCAGGAGAAGCTCTTGACCGTGACAACGTAGCTGGCTTTAACTGTAGCTACCTACCTATTGACCACCCTAAAGCGTTTGACGAAATGATGTACGTACTCATGTGCGGTACAGGAGTAGGCTACTCTGTTGAACGACAATACGTAAGCAAGCTACCAGACGTAGCAGAGGAGTTTCATGACACAGATACCGTTATACACGTCGCTGACAGCAAAATTGGATGGGCTAAAGCCTACAGAGAACTTATTAGCTTGCTCTATTCGGGTCAGCTTCCAAAGTGGGACGTCAGTGGAGTACGACCTGCAGGGTCAGCCCTTAAAACCTTCGGAGGTAGAGCGTCTGGTGCGGATCCTCTTGTTGACCTCTTTAAATTTACCACAGAGGTCTTTAGGGAGGCTGCTGGACGTAAACTTTCCTCCATCGAGTGTCACGATATCTGCTGTAAGATTGCACAAATCGTCGTCGTCGGTGGAGTTAGAAGGTCCGCTCTCATCAGTCTCAGTAACCTCACTGACGATAGACTACGACGGTGTAAGTCAGGACAGTGGTGGGTAGATAATCCACAGCGTGGCCTAGCTAACAACAGTGCGTGTTATACAGAGAAGCCAGACTTTGAGGCATTTTTAAATGAGTGGAAAAGTTTATACGAGTCCCGTTCAGGAGAACGAGGTATGTTCTCTAGAGTCGCAAGTCAAAAACAAGCTGCAAAGAACGAGCGACGAGATGCTACCTATGATTTTGGAACTAATCCATGTAGCGAAATCATCCTCAGACCTAACCAATTCTGTAATCTATCAGA